CCTCTTGTGAGGAGGGGTTTTATGCTATTAGATGTACAATTGGCTAAAAAGTGGCTGAGATTAGAAGAAGAGGATACAGAAGAAGACGATATTTTAGGTCTTTTAATCGAAAATGCCGAAATTTATGTAAAAAAAGCAGTGGGTAAGCATTATAACGCCACTGAAGAAAACCGAAAGCAATCGCAAAAAATTGCTTTGGTTTTAGTCACGAATTGGTATGACAATCGTGATCTTTCTGGTCAAGCTGATGAAAAAGTGCGTTATACCATTAAAAGTATGGTATTACAGCTACAGTTAAGCGAGGAAACCGTATGAACCCGGGAAAAAGAGATAAAAGAATCTTTATCGAACATAAAGTCGCTGAAAGAAAAGATGAAGAAGGAAATGTCCTTCCAGCAGGTTGGGAAGTTTTTTCTAAAGCATGGGCAAAGGCTGAAACTCCTATGGGTTCGGGATTTAATTCTGAAATTTTCAGGGGGAATGCAGAGTTTGTTATTACATTAATAAACTTTACAATTCCATATCGGAAAGGTATTCACTCTGATATGCGTGTACGATATCGAGGGAAGCTGTTTGAAATTAAATCAGCAATCGATATTGATGAAAAGCACAAGGATTTGTGTTTAATCTGTGAGGAGCGATCCAATTGGCAGAATTAGAGGTCTTCGGGATAGAAGAATGGCTTCGTAAATAAGAGAATTTAGCTCAAGATGTACCGAAAATCACAAAAGAGGCATTAAAAGCGGGTGCAGGGGTATTTAATCAGCAGTTAAAGTTTAATTCTCCAGTTGGACCTGAACCCAATAAACCAACGCCTAAGCAACCGTGGTGGGATGGTAAACATGCCAAGCATGCCATCGAAGAAGGAAAAATCATTAAAAAGGGTGGCGCTTATTATATTGACATTGGATGGGATAAGACAGACCGTTCGGCCCATTTCTACATGAAGTTTCAAAATTGGGGTACCAGCAAAAATCCAAATCCACCTCATAAAGGATTTGTAGAGAAGACACTGGTTCAGAGTAAAAAAGAGGTGTTGCAAGCAATGGAACGAGAATTTATGCGTAGGATTACAGGGCGATGAGAAATTTTAACAAAGATGTGTTTGATGTATTACGTACAGATGCAGTTGTTAAGCAGGAGTTAGGTGGAGAATTCATATATCAGTTTGTAAAAGGTAATGACAATACACCTATATGGATAACATTTTCTGAGTTAAATATTTCACCGGGTGTTTATGCAGAAAACGAAGAAGCAACCTCAAATGTGATGTATCAAGTGGATATATGGTCAATGTCACCGATTAAAACACAACTAAAAACCGCAGTTCAGGCAGCAATGAAAAAGCTGTCTTTTCAGCGTTCAAGCACCTATCCAGATTATGAACAGGATACAAAAATTTATCGGTATGGATTTCGATTTATAACAGAAGTTGTAAACTAAGGAGGAAAAAATATGATTATCGATTTCAGGGATTTGCATTACGCGGTTTTAACGGAAACACCAGATGGGAAATTCACGTATGGTGCAATTAAAAGAGTGGGACCTACAGTAAGCGGGAAAGCAACGCCGAAATCCGAGCCATCTACTTTTCATGCGGAGGGTGGACCATATGCAACGGTTTCAGCATTCGGAGGCGTAGATATTGAATTAGAAACAGCGAATCTAAGTTTATCTACGTATGCAGAATTATTAGGGAAAAAAGTGGTTAAGGGACAAGTTGTGGATAATACAAGTGATGTGGCTCCATATGTAGCGTTATTGTATCGATTACCATACGATAACGGTAAAAATTTATATATTTGTTATTACAAAATGAAATTTGAAATTCCAAGTGATGAGCACAAAACAGCAGAGGATAAACCGAACTTCCAAAGTGCGAAAGTTAAGGGGAAAGCGATTCAACGTTCTGATGGGAACTGGAGACATCGATTAGATGAAATGGAGCCTGATTTCGATGCGACGGTTGCGGCGAACTGGTTTAAAACAGTACCAACACCACCAGTTGCAACACCGCCAGCAGGATAATAAAAACAATGATTGAAAGGGATGGCTAATGCCATCCCTATTTCATTTTTAGGAGGAATTGATTGATGAAAATTTCATTGCAAAATGCAGAAGGAACAAAAGAATTTTATTTACCACAGTTCATTCCGGGATCAGCAACATTTGAAGCTTCAACATTAGCTGATGAATTACAAGTGGAACTTGTATCGAAAGACATCATCGAAAAAGGGGCAAATTTCATAGCTCGCGTATATGGTAATCAATTTACGGCTCAAGAATTTGTTGATGGTACTCATGTTTGGTTTTTATCTATTACCATGTATTCGGTTTGTTTAACAATAATGGGACGCTTAAATGAGGCAATAGAATTAATGGAAACGATGGATGATGCGAAAAAAAAGTTGATGAAAGAGTTAGAGATGAAGCCGAAAAGAAAGAAAGCAAATATCAAGACATCGTAATTGATATCTATAACATGCTTATGGATTCTGGTATGACACAAAATCAAATCAATGAAATGGATATTGCGTTTTACTTTACCTGTTTAGCGAAAAAACAAAAAGCAAATCGAGTGACAACAGCAAATCAAGCGCCAGCTTGGTTATAAAGGTAGGTGAGAGTTGAATGGCACTAGGCGACAATACAATAGGTGGTCGTGTCCGTTTGGATACAGATCAATTTGAAAACGGGATTGCAGGTATTAATCGAAGTTTGAAAAGAATCGATGCAGAATTTCGAAATACTTCAGAACAGTTACGTGGTGTCGGTTCTGAGATGGATCAATTGGAAAATAAGGCAAGTCATTTGAACCAAAAAATCGACGCGCAAACGCAAAAAATGAAGCATTATGAGCAAGCTTTGAAGAATTCACAACAAAAACAACAAGAGATGCGTCAAAAGTGTGAGCAATTGGCTACATCTATGCAACAACTGGAGCAAGAGATAGAGCAAAGCACCCAAGCATACGGAAAGAATGCTCAAGAAACAAAAGAATTACAAGCTCAATATAATCGGTTACAACAAGAATATCAGCAAGGTACACAGGCTTTAGGGCGATTAACAGCACAAGTTTCACGAAATGATACAGCCTTTAATAATGCTTCAGCAGCACTACATCGTTATCGTAATGAATTAGGTGATACAGAAGAAAGAATGGAGCAGTTAGGCAACGTTTCTGGAAGATTACGAGAACGCATGAACGAAGTTGGAAACACAATGCAAGATACTGGTTCAAGAATTAGTCAAGGATTCGGAGCAGCAGCGGTTGGTGTAGCAGCAGGAGTCGGAGCTTTAGTAGTTAATGCAGGTCAATTTGAAGAAGCAAATAAAAAAGTACAAGCTGGATTAGGGTTAACGAGAGAAGAAAGTTTAAAAGTTAGTGCTGTAGCAAAAGAAGTGTGGCGTGAAGGGTATGGTGAAGATTTAGCTAGTGTCAGCGATTCTTTAGTTAAAGTAAAGCGTAATATCAAAGATATTAACGATGACGATACACTAAAACAAGTAACTCGTGATAGTGAGATTTTAGCGGAAACAATGGAGTCTGATGTAAACGAGGTAACTCGTGGTGCGGCTCAATTAATGGGTCGGTTCGGTTTATCCGGTCAACAAGCCTTTGATTTGTTAGCACAAGGTTCTGCCAAAGGGTTAAATTATTCTAATGAGTTATTTGATAATTTGAGCGAATACGGTCCTTTGTTCCATGAGATGGGATTCAGTGCTGATGAAATGTTTACAATTCTCATTAATGGTTCGAAAAATGGCGCATATAACTTGGATTATGTGAATGACGTTGTAAAAGAATTTGGAATTCGTGTAAAAGACGGTAGTAAGTCCACAACAGAAGCAATGGGACAAATGAGTAAAGAAACGCAAAAAGTTTGGAAAGCGATGTTAGAAGGGAAAGCAACTTCAAAAGATGTTTTCAATGCAGTTTTAAATGAGTTACGAACAACCGATGACCAAATCAAAGTAAATCAATTGGGTGTAGCTCTTTTCGGCGTGAAATGGGAAGATCTCGAAGCTACTACTATGTTATCTCTAAACAACATGGAAACTGGTTTAGGAAACTATAGTGGTGCAATGAATAAAATGGTTGACGGTTATGATACAAGTGCAAAGCAATGGAAATCTGTAACTAGGGAACTACAAATTGCATTAGAACCACTTGGTAAGGTTATTTTAGATATTGCCAAGCAAGCTATACCAGAACTTAAAGAGTCTATTAAAGGGGTAGCGGATTGGTTTAATGGGTTGGATGAAAGTTCCCAAAAGGTTTATGGGACGTCATTACTCCTTGCTCCAGCAATTATGGGCGTAGTTGGTGCGCTCGGCTTTCTTTCTTTTGCTGTGGGTGCAATCATAGCTAATCCAATTGTTGTGACAATTGGTGGAGTTGTAATTGGGCTTGGTGCACTAGGTTTCGCTTTTGTTGATGCTGGTAAAAAAGCACAAAAAGCAGAAGAAGATAGTCGCAGATTCGGGGATGGTGTAAGCGAAGGGACGAAAAAAGCTCTTGAAGGTTATGTAGATCTAAAAGAGCAAGCTTTTAAAACCTTAGATGAAATACCAATTATGACGGGCGAAAAGGCAAAGGAAGCAGTACAACGAGCGCATGATGAATTTGGTAAGTTAGCAGATGAAGCAATTCAAGCAATAAATAAAGATAAAGGGAAATTCCAAGCGCATTTAGAAAGTTGGTTTGCCGGAGAATCTGATTCAGCAGTCCTACGTGCAAAGGACAAAATTTTGAATGATCAAATGGAAGTGTATAAAGCACAAGAGGAAGCCGTTATTAAAGCGAATGAAAAAATACAAAGTCTTTTAACGCAATATAATGGGCAAATCTATAAGATGACAGAATCAGATAAAAAGGTGTTTTTAACCGCTTTACAATCAATTGACGCTGAGGTAGGGAAGTCAGCAGCTAAGAGTGTAAATGAGATACAAAAGATTGGTAAGGCGATGGATAATTTCAATAAGAACACTTCTGTTGATACGATCCAAGGTAAAGTGAAGGAATTAGGTTCAGAGTATACGAAACTTACAAATGACTTAGATAAAGCAAGAAAAAAAGAAATAGAATTTGCAAAGAGCCATATTACAGATTCTGAAAACCAAAAGGCAACAATTGCTCAAATCAATAAAAAATACTCTGAACAGTCCGTCCTTATAACAGAAGGGTATAGGCAACAACTTCAACAAGCGCAAGAAGTGTTGAAATCCAAAGGCGTCGAGATGGATTTAACAACCGGTATCACGAAAGCCGAAACAGAAAAAATTAAAATTCAAGGTCGAGGGTTTGGCGAATACGTAAAGAATTCGGAAATAATCGAGAGTACGAATGAAAATTTATTTAAACGGCTTAAAGATAGAGCGGCGAAGGAATCTGATTTACGTGCGAAAAGTGCTGAAGAAGTAAAAAGATACGGCGAATCGCTAATTGCTAATTCTAATACGGTTTATGATAGTCTTTTCCAATCAACACGTGAAAAGGCAGTAGAAGTTGCGAATGATATTGCAGTTACCTTTGAAGATGGAAGTAAAGCAATCGATTTAGGAGATCAGGGTCGAGTTGCAGTAGAAGAATTTGTTGAAGGAATTAAATCTGGAAAATACAAGGTAAACGATGTAGCAATTGCTTTAATAAATACAATGCGTTTAGAAATGGGAAACGAACCTTTAACGCAAGAGGGTATTAAAGTAATGACGACATTTGCCGATGGATTAAAGCAAATGAACGTTACTGATATTGCCACAAAGTTAAATCTTGATCTTAAAAAGAATTTAGAAATTGATTTGGGTCCGCTTGGTAAAATGACATCCACACAATTTGTAAATGGTTTGAAAGAAGGCACAGTTGGTATTGACGCTGTGTTTATTTTTTTTCAACAGAATTTATCTAAATTAACAGCAACTGATTTATCTCAAGATGGAACAAAAATCATGGCTACTTTAAAAACAGGCATGGAAATGGGATTTATCGGTGTACAAGATGTATTTAACAAGTTAGGGATAACACTTGACGATCAAACGAAATATGATTTAGGTCCCAATGGACAGTTTACAGCTAGTTCTCTTGCACAAGGGTTGCAAAACGGAGAAATTAACATAGATACAGCGCTTGAAGTTATTAGGCAAATGGTTGTACAAAAGACAAATGTTGATACAACTCAACAAGGATCAAATATCTCACAAACAACCGCAAACGGAATCATTAGTAATACAGCTCCTGAGAATGCAGCGACAGAAAAGAAACAATCTGTGGAAGGGATTTTAGGCAGTACAACCGATGGTGGCGGTGGTAGTAAGAGTGGTAACCAACTAGGTCAAGGTATCGTTAATCAAAATGGTTACATTAGGGGAAGTGCTCTTGAAGCCGTATTTAATGCTCATAGCGGATTTAATACGATAAATGGGACCCCGGCTGGTCAACGAGGTGGAGTTGAGTTTGCACAAGGAATTGGATCTCAACGCGGGAACGCTCAAGGTAATGCGCAAGGTAATGCAGGAGCGGCTCAATCCGGATTTAATACGGTAAATGGTACACCGATGGGACAGAAGGGTGGCAATCAATTCGCTCAAGGAATTGGATCTCAACGTGGGAACGCTCAAGGGAACGCTCAAGGTAATGCAGGAGCGGCTCAATCCGGATTTAATACAATAAACGGGACCCCGGCTGGTCAAAAAGGTGGCGCTGAGTTTTCTAAAGGGATTTCTTCACAAGGTGATAGTGCACGTTCCAGTGGTTCAAATGTTGCAGAAAAGGGTAAATCTGGTTTAGGAAGTGTAAGTTCCAACAGTGTAGGTACAAGTTTTGCGCAAGGGTTTATAGATGGAATGTCAAGTAAAGGTTCCATGGTATCAAAAGTTGCGTCTGGTCTTGCGCAAGGGGCTTTTGCAGCATTGAAAGCCACACTTGATGTAAACTCACCATCGAAGCTTACAAGAGATCAAGGTGGTAAACCATTCGGTGAAGGCTTTGCATTAGGTATTCAAAAATCAGCTCCTATGGCTGAAAAGGAAAGTCGCGCACTGGCATTGCAAGCAAATGATTCTTTAGTGAATGAACTGGATAAAAATAAACATACGTTTGCAGGAGTTCGTATGGCAAAAGGAATCGCTGCAGGTATTAAGAGTCAATATTCCGTGGTTCGTGATGCATTACAAGATACAGTATCAGTCGCTATGGATGGTATTCGTTCTATTAAACCAGAAGAAATATTTAGTTTTAAAGGTGATGATCCATTAACAAAGTATTTTAATGCGATCTTTGAAGATGGGGACTGGCAAAATGATTGGATAACACATATTCCAAAGGATATGCGCAATACGGTGATGGAAATTGGTCGTCAAATGGAACGTTTTGAAGGTCTTTCAGTAACTGATGTTGGGAATCTCTCCAGGTGGCAAAAGGTATTGTCTGATAATCCAAATACCATTCAGTATAGGACTAGTAACGATAATACAGCTAGAACATCACGCGAAAAGGTCGAACCGATTTATATTGAAATTCCTGTGATGATAGAGGGACGAGAAGTAGCTCGCGTGAGTCATCAGTATGTAACCGAATTTCAAAATAGAGAAAAAATAAGAAACTCTGCCTTTTAAGGTTAGGGTTTTTTATTAATGAGAGGTGAAGATGAAAATGCGTTCATTTACATTCAATGGCGAACGAAAGAATTATATTCAAATAGAAAAAGGATGGAGTCCGCCAACATGGTCACCTTTGAGGCGAAATTTGTTAAGAGTTCCTGGGTATCCAGGTGCAAGGATATTAAGTACAGATACTGACCTTCGGCCGCTCCTTGTACCTGTAGGGATTATTGTTCCAGATGGACAGAATTTAGAAACATTAAAGGAAGAAATAGCGAACTGGCTCATTACTGAACAACCAGTTGAACTTATTTTTGATGCAATGCCAAATAGAACATACTTAGCTATTGTGGATGATAGTTTTGATCTAGATGAGTTTGTCACCTTAGGAATAGGTGCTATTAAATTCATATGCCCGATGCCATACAAGTTAGGCGAAACTAAAACGGCTGAATTTGTTCAAAATTGGTCTACTGAAACAACAGCATACTTAAATAATCAAGGCAGTGTAGAAGCGCCGCCAATAATTGAAATGACAGTAAAGAAACCAAGCACTGTTTTAGATGTGTGGTTCGGTGAATATCCTAACGCCCGTGAATATTTCCGCATTGGATTACCTATATCTATCGATGATAAACCTGTACAAGAAGAAGAGCGTTTGCTATGGGATGAAATGAATAATATTGTCGGTTGGACTGACGCTAGTCAAATCGGAAGTATGAAAAGTACTGGTAGATTTAAGGTTAATGATGGTAGATTCGCATTTGAAGTTGGGGAATGGGGGGATCAAAAAAACTTAGAATTCACAGGACCTATATGGAAACGCTCGATACCTGGTGGACCCCTTACTGATTTTAAAGCTGAAATATGCGTTACTTTGATAGCTAAAAATTATTGGGAAATGGGTCGAGTCAGTATGTTCTTATTGGATGAACAAGGCGGTATAGTAGCCGATGTTAATATGAATGATCTGTATTGGACGGCCAAACAAACACACGCTTTTGCGCGCATCGGAGATGTTTCACAACCAAACAATACAAGAAAGATGTTTGACTCTGGAGGTAGTGGTAATACAGCATTTAATGATTTCTATGGTCGGATGGCAATCGCTCGCCGTGGGAAAAAATGGTCTGTTTACTTTGCTAGATTCCGAGACGGAACAGAGATAGACGACTATAAAGCGGTTGAATTCTTTACAGACGATGAAACAAATCCAATGACAGTAACAGGTAGAAGGGTCGCCCAAATAGCTATTGGTATTCAGCGATGGTCTACTAGTGACCCTACTAACTTAATGAGAATTGATGATTTAAAGATCTGGAAAATTAATAAGGTAACTGATGGAAGTAAGCCATACTTGGTAGATACTGGCGACAAAGTTGTAATTGATACAGAAAGAAGCCTTGTTACGATTAACGGGAAAAACGCTATTAATATTAAAGATATATTTAGTGAATTCCCCACTATTATCAGAGGATATAATCGAATCGATATTATGCCACCAGATGTTACAGCAACGATTAGTTTCAGGGAGAGATATCGATGAGAGGACCAAGCGGGACACTTCATGTTGTTGATTTTAAAACCAATCAGATTATCGCAGCCATTCAACCAAAAGACTATTGGGATGACAAACGACATTGGGAAATCAAAGATAATATTGATACTTTAGAATTTAAAGTATTTGATAAGACAAAAAATGCAATCTCGCTTATGCAACAAAACCTAGTGTTAAAAGAGGTTCGTGATGGGCGTATTGTTCCATATGTAATCACAGAAGTAGAAAAGGATTCTGAAGGTAGATCACTTACAGCTTATGCATCCGGTGAATGGATTCAACTTGCAAAAGCAGCATATATTCCTCCACAAAAAATAGAAGTCAAGACAGTGATTGAAATGGTAGACATAGCTCTTGCAGGTACGAAATGGAGACGGGGGAAAACGGTATATTCGAGTTTTCGTTCCATGGAAATCGATAAGTTTATTGATCCACTTTCACTTTTAAAGAAAATCGCATCATTATTTGATTTAGAAATTCAATATCGAGCCGAAGTTGTGGGTTCTAAGATTGTTTCTCGTTATGTGGATATGGTTGAAAAACGAGGCAATGATACAGGGAAAGAAGTTACTCTTGGTAAAGACTTAATTGGTATTAAAAGAATTGAAAACTCACAAAACATCTGTACAGCCTTAGTTGGTTTTGTGAAAAAAGAAGGTAAAGATTTTATTACGATTTCTGATGTGAATAGTGGTGTTCCTTATCTTGTGGACGATGAAGCTTATCAGCGTTGGAATGAAGACGGAATGCATAAGTTTGGTTTTTATAGCCCAGAAACAGAAAGTGAAGATATGGATTCAACACGATTGCTTACTCTTATGAAGACTGAGATGAAAAAACGTATTAATACATCAGTTTCTTATGAGGTAAGCGCACATAGCATTGGACGTATATTCGGGTTGTCTCATGAATTAATTAATGAAGGAGATACACTACGGATTAAAGATACAGGATTTACCCCACAATTATTTTTAGTGGCTCGCGCAATATCTGGTGATGAATCGTTTACTGATCCGTCAAAAGATAAATATAACTTTGGTGATTATCTTGAAATTGTAGATACAAGGGAAGATTTACAGAAGCTATACAATAAACTTCGTGATTCTTTATATGATAAGGCTGATATGGATGCCTTAAAAGAGCTTGAGGAACAATTAGACGACACATCTAGTGATTTTAATAATAGATTAATCGCTATGAAAACGAGCATTGAAGAAACGGATGCATCGATTATTTTAAACGCTCAAGCGGTTAATCAAAAGCTAGAAAAGCTAACAGGTGAGTTGAAAGTCACAGCCGAATCGATAAGTTCAAAAGTTTCAAAAGGTGAAGTGATATCTTCTATTAACCAAACGGCAGAAAGCGTAAAAATAAAAGCTGATTTAATTGATCTAGTCGGTAAAGTAAAAGCTGAATGGTTAATAGCTGGCTTATTAATGGGTATGACCATTAAAACGAGTAATACAAGCGAACATTTGCATATGGAAAACCAAGTTTTACGCTTTGTGAATCAAGGGACAGATAAGATTGTAATAGGATTCGAGAATGAAAGAAAGAGTAAAACCCTAAATCCGTACATCATATTAGGCCAAGGGGATGGTAATGGCAGAAACGTTGGTAGTATCTACAAAGATAACGATGGAGTTTACTATCGATATGTAGATAACGCTGGGGCTGAGAGTGATATTCGTCTAACAGCTCAAGGGAACATTGGTATCAAGGCTCAAGATGGACTTTGGTTCACATCTAAAAGAGCTAATTTTACAGCTCCAATTGAAACGCCTGCAATAAAATTCAACTCAGCTGGTGCAACACCTGGATCTCAACAAGGGACAGTATGGGTAGGGAATGGTTTTAACGGGTATGGACCTTACTTTTATAACAATGGTTGGATCCCATTAAAATATTAACAATTAAAAAGGAGAAATTTTATGAGTCGATTTTTAGGCATATTAACAACTGTAAGCGAAGATGGGACAATCAAAGTTCCGTTAGATATGTTACAGACAGCGGGTATTAAACCAAATGCAAAGGTGGAGTTATTCTCTGATACTTCTAATCTTTTCATTCGTACCGCTGAGAAGTTTTGTGATATTTGCGGTACAAACACTAACACAACAACAATCGGTAGCCAGGAAATTTGCAAATATTGTTTAGATAGAATTGCACAAGCGTCACAAGAAAAACAACAGGTGGTATCAGAATAGGAACATCGAAAAATTAATTAGTTAAAACCGAGGGAGCAGCAGAAGCTGGTCTTTTTTAATTGGAAAGGAATGATACGATGGCGAATTCTATATTTAAAACTTACGAAGTTACTGTAGATACTATGAAGGATTCAAGTGTTCCACAAAATATGCGTTATTCCCAAAATGACTTAAAAAGTGCAAAAATACTTATTAATGTTAATCATGATGGAAATGAAGAAGATTTCTCTGAAGCAATTGCAGTTCGTGTTTCTTTTGAAAAATCTGATAAGAAAATTGTTTATCAAGATTGCCAACCAATTAATGTTATGAAAGGAAAATATCAAGTTTTACTTACTACGCAGACACTTACTTCGGTAGGGATTGTAACAGCACATATTCATATTTATTTTCCAAATGATAAGAAAGTTGAAACAGGATCCTTTACATTTGAAGTTGTCGAATCGAAAATGAGCGATGAAGTAATCGAATCGACAGATTCATTCACTGTAATTCAAAAAGCAATTGAAGTAGGAGAAAAGTTTCAAAATGTAGATTTTGCTCCAATTATTGCAGCTGGAGCATTAGCACAGGGAGCATTACCTAAAGCAGGCGGTACGATGACAGGTAATATTGACATGGACATCGCTGTCGGGAGTAAGAGCAAAGGTGTTCGTTGGAAAGATGCTACAAGTACACTATTCGGTATTGAGTCTTCCACAACTGGAGAACTTATCCTGTATGACTATAAAAGCGCCGCTAGAATTTGGCAATATGACCCTGTAGCTAAGCGTTTCACAGTTTTAGCGGATTCTAATCTTCTAAAGAATACAGGCGGCGTCATGTCAGGTCACTTAAACTTTGAAAAAGACAAAGGATTATACTTCAAAAATGCAGATACTGGGGCGGCTACTACTCTCTACAGTGACGCTAATGGAATGATTCTTAGAGACTTAATTAATGGCACAAACATATGGCAATACAATTACGCCTCCAAGACGTTTGATATTAGTACAGGTGTATCGACTAACGTATACAAGAAAACGGACTTGTATCCAAATGCGTCACAGCCTAACGGATACGCTTTTCAGTTAGCAAACGGAACAGACTTAGACACTATTATAGACACTGGTATTTATGCAGGTGGAGTATTAACTAATGCCCCCGCAGGTCGCACGGACTGGGGTTATATCACCGTAAAGAGGAGTTCCGCAAATGTAAGCATCCAAACGTGGCAGAATTTGCAGGATACAAACCGTAAACAGTACACACGTAGGCGCAATGGAGGAGTATGGGGAGCATGGGTTGAAGATATTACAGCCGATGGAGGAACGATGACTGGGAACTTAGATGTCCCTAGAGTTAATACAACTAATGCTATCCCGTTATTATTTAACGGCGTCTCTAGTTCTACTGTTTCATGGAAAACATCTGTACTCGGTGAAGGCTTGGTTTTCACACCTTCAAAGACAACAGGGGTGACTGACTGGGATGATACAAAGAAAGTAACCATTTCTCCTAAAGGAGAAGTTACTGCTCAAGCATTTAAAACTCCCAAAGACGGACGTGCTACAATTACGGTAACAGCTGATGCTGAATTGATTGGACCGAATGGTGTCGTTGCTGATAGAAGAGGAAACACAGTAACATTAAGAGCTCCTATTCGTAGAAAAGCAGGTTCAACCGGAGCGGTTGTATTTACAATGCCTGTCGATATGCGACCGACAATGTTACTGACTCAAACAGTAGTATCTAATGATGGGACGCCCGCATTAATGACGATAAGCGCAACGAACGGAGAGGTTCTTTTACAGCAAATCGGAACATCTATCACGGGGAAAGATATTAACATATTACTTTCTTACGTAGTAGATTAAAAGGAGGAAACCAAATGGCTAAATATTACGGCTATTGTTACGATGAAAACGGCAAGTTTACGGAAATGGTTCCGATTGAAGAGAAACCAATTTACGAGAAGCAAACCTTCTACCGTGAAGAGGTTAAAGAAACCATTACAGAAGAAAAGCTTTGCGAGTTACACCA